TGATAGAGAGCATACAAACATTGGCGATCACTATAATAATCTAGAACAAAGTTTAAATAAAATACTCTCTAGGTTTGCAAAAACTTCTTAAAACATAATTAATATTAAAAAAGAGGTTTAAAAATGTCAGAATTAGGTAGTTCTTTATCACAGCTTAGAAAGCAAGGTCTATACAAAGCAAAAACAATTAAAATTCCAGAAAAACCTCTTGGAATTAAAACTCCTCTCGAAAGAGGATCTAGAAAATCAGAAAGCTTATTTAAAATGCATTTTGATATATCTAAACAAATAGAAGATAATTTTAAAAATTTAATTATGACACAAAAAGGAGAGAGATTAGGATTTCCTTCATTTGGGACGCAATTAAAAGAAATATACTCTAATAATAACTTCACAGAGGATGAAATTGCAGAAATTGCCTCAAAAGAAATTGAAAATGCTGTTAGTGAATTTATGCCAAACATTTCTTTACTTGAGTTTTATTCACAAAGACTTGATTTAAGTCAAGTAAAAAATAATGCATCTAACAATAGTGGTTTTGACTTTATTTCTAGTCAAAATCAAGGATTAAATTTACAAAATAGCAATATTAAAGAAATAAATAAAAGTAATAAAGATATAGACAGTATTTACGAAATTAAAATAAAATATTCAATACCTTTGTTAAACAAAATAAAAGAAATCACATTAATGATTAATAGCTCAAAATAAACAGGAGAAAAAATGCCAATAAGCAAACTAGAAGAATATTTGAAAAATCAAAATACAAGGCAGTTTTCAAATCAAACTTTTTCTGATTTTAGACAAGATTTATTGGAATATGCTAATACTTATTACAAAGATAATATTTTAGACTTTTCAGAAGTTTCTTTAGGAGGCATGCTTTTAGATTTTGCTTCTATTGTTGGAGACTCTTTAATTTTCTATGCAGAACAGCAATTTAACGAGCTAGATTATACGACTGCTACTGATCAAGATAATATCATAAAACACTTAAGAAGAGCAAATATTAAAAATTCAAAAGCATCACCTTCATCTGTTGAAGTAGTTTTTACAATTGAAGTTCCTGCATTAATAAGTAATGATGAAAACATTGATGAAACTTTATTGCCGGAAATTAAAAAAGGTACTACGCTTTCATCAAATTCAGGTGTGATTTTTACATTACAAGAGGATATTGATTTTTCAAGTGGTTATACAAAAGAAGTTGGTGAGGAATCTTTAACTAGTGTCACTTCTTATTTTATTAGTAAAAAAGGAATTTGTACATCTGGTGAAATTTATGAAGAAGTTTTTGAAATACCTAATACTGAAGATTTCTTTATATCAATAAACCTTGAAAGAGAAAATATAACGTCAATAATTTCTGTCTATGACAATGATAATAATGAATATTTTGAAGTTGATTTTTTAAGCCAGAATACAGTTTTTAAAAGAAACACTATTAATAAAGATACATACTTAAATATTGTACCTGCACCTAGAAGATTTATAACAGAAGAAAATTATTTAACTGGAAAAACAAGTATTAGATTTGGAAACGGAAATGGTAAAGTTGTTAAAGATGATATATTTTACAGTCCAGAAGATCTTCTTTTGCCGATGAAAAATAAAGATACTTTTAGCAGAGCTAATTTAGATCCCGGAGAACTACTAGTTTCTGATACATTTGGTATATCACCTCGTGGCAAGTTAATAACAGTAAACTATAAAGCTGGTGGTGGAAGCTTTCATAATGTTTCTAGAAATTCTATTGTAAATATAGTTGGAAATCCAATTATGATTTTTCCAAAAGAAGCAGACTCTGTAAACGCTGAACTTGTTATTGAATCACTTTTTGTTAATAATGAAACTAGCGCTGTAGGTGGTGCGCAACCTTTATCTTTAGATGAATTAAAAGTTCAGATTCCTGCAAAAATTAGATCACAAAGTAGAATTGTTTCATATGAAGACTTAATTGCAAGAATTTTAACAATGCCGTCAGAGTTTGGAAGAATAAATAAAGCTGTTGCATTAAACAACCCACATAATAGTTTTACAAAAGATCTTTTTATTATTTGTAAAAATAATCAAGGTTTTTATATATCTTCTACAGACGTTATTAAGAAAAATTTATCAACATATTTAAATGAATACAGGGTTATAGGGGACAGCTTTAACATTGTTGATGTTCCAGTATTTAACTTTGGAATTGAAGCGAAAATAACAATAAAAGCAGGTTTTGATCCAGAGAATGTTGTTTTTGATGTAAATTCTAGATTAGTTGAAAGAATGAGATTTGATCTATTACAAATTGGTGATCCTTTAGACGTAAATATGATTGATATTATTATAAAGTCAACTGAAGGTGTTGCTGACGTGATTACTGCAAAAGAAAACTTAATTGTTTCTAAAAATTCAAATCAAAACGAATTTGACGAGTCTTTAGATCAATTAATATTTTATAATACAAATAATTTTAGCCCTTCTTCTTCTTATAACAATGGATTAATATTCCCAATAAGAGGCGGCATATTTGAAATTAAATACACGTTTAGAGATATTTCTATAACTTCTGCACGTTCATAAGGATAAAACAATGATTATTATATTAGAACCTCAAAAAGATGCTTATGTTACTAACATAAATACAAGAGAAAATGACGGAATAAACGCGAATACAGGAAGTGCAGCAACTCTTGACTTATTTAAACTTTATAATGAAAATAGGTTTTCAAAATCTTGGGCAATATTTCAATTTAATGATTCAATAAATGATGGGCAAATTTTAACTTTAATAGATGCTAATGGAGTTATTAAAAATTTTGAATTTAATAGTGATAACAATGTTCAAGAAAACAATATTCCAATTATAGGATCAAATAATGGAAACGAAGCACAATTAATAAAAAACGCAGTTGATTCTTTAGATGATTTAAAGATCGATGCATATGTAAACTCAAATAATTTACTTGTGTTAAAGCAGCAAAAATCTGGTGAATCTGGGGATACACAATTTACTTTGCCTGTTAATATGGTGCATTCTTACAATTTAAATTCTTTTGCAAGAATAGATTTCAGTGCATGCTTAATTAAATTTGATATTCAAAAGTTTAAAGATGAGTGGATAATTCTAGATAATGCTAATAATTTGTTAGGATCTTTTCAAAATTTAGAAGCAGAAATTGTTTTAAAAGATGTAACAACAGGTATTACTAAGCCTAAAGACTATAATTTAGAAGTATTAAAGTTATTAAAAAATTTTGAAGAAGGTATTGGTAAAGATACAATATATTTTTCTGATAGATATGAATGTAATTTTACTAATTTAAGCAGTGATAGTGCTGACGATTGGAGTATACCTGGCGTAATAACAGATTTAGACGTAGAAAGTTTAAGCTCTGACTTCAATGTTAACTTAGGTAATGAAAATGTAGTTTTTGATGTAACAAACTATATAATAGATCAAATGAAGCTGGCTAATGTTTCTGATAAAGGATTTTTAATAAAGTTTGCTGATAATAATTTATTTGATACCAAGTCCTATTTTGCAAAAAGATTAGGAAGTAGACATTTAATTAATAAAAAGTTTGTACCACAACTTAGAATTAAAATAAATGATTCTTCTTATCATATTCCAGTTGATTCTTTTAATAAAAAAAGATACTTTAATAATGTAGAAACTTTTTACTTATTTAATAGAGTCAATGGAATATTATCTAATTTTGTTAATCCAGATGGCTTAGATACTTTAAAGTTTAAAATAACAAATAAAAACAATGATACAGACTTAATAGTTCCTGTTGATGCTTTAACTAATTTGACAAATCTTAGAGGACAAGAACTTAATGGCATTTTTAAAGCTGAGATTAATATTGATAAATTTGATGATGATGTTTCAGCTTTAATCAGTAATGATAAACTTGAAGCAAATTATGTTTGGTACTGGACTGATGATGGTACTAACGAAAGAGTTATAAAAACTCAAAGAGTTGATTTTTATATTAGTGAAAATCAAAATAACTTTGATTTTGAAAATTTAATATCTGTAGTTAAAATAGATGAAAACTTTATTGATAGCAATAACTCTGTTTCTTCTTTAAAAGTTTATTTTACAGACACTAAAAAAGAATTTAATGCAGTTAAAGTTCCTTATGAGTTGCCTAGTGAAAACTTAGGTAATGTTTGCTACCAGATATATGATGTTGAAAACAATAATGTTCTTGTTGACTATGACGATTCGGCAACTTTAATGTTTTTTGATGGAGAAAAATACGTTTTTGATATTTTTGTACCAAGAATATTTAAAGATAGAAGAATTAATTTTAAATTTAAATATAAAGATATAATCACAAACAACGATAAATATATTTTCAATAAAAATTATTCAATAAAGGTATTATAAAATGATATTAAAAGAAAATAGCGGAGATTCTTTAAACTCTTTTATAAATAAAAGCTATAATTATAATACAACAAACATTACAAACAATTATTTTGATAATTTATTAAAAAGTTTAAATATTATTGATCCAGAACAACTTAGATCTGAAGATTTATCAATAATTTTTCAAAGAGTTGATGATTATGAAGGGCTTTTTACGACACAACAGTTGGAGAATGTTGATTATTCTGACTTTAAAAATCATGTTATATTTGACTCTGCTGTTGATAAAGTTTCATATGCATTCAATAAAATACAAAATACTCCTTACGATAAGAATAAAATAGAAAACATTAAGTTTTTAAATAGAATGGATGGATATACAAATTATCTTTTAAAAAATGTTTATCCAACATCGACTGGCTATGCTGAGTTTGATGGCACAAACATGATAGTTGTATATGATGAGCAAGCAAAAATACTAAATGATACTAATAAAAGAGATAAAAACATACTCAATCCAAAGGATAAAAACTTTTCTTTTGATTTTTGGCTAAACCCTAAAAATGATGTTAATTATCAAACAGTTTTTTCAAAAGTTTTAACTTATATTGACACAAACGATAACAATGAAATAAAAATTGATAATGGTTTTTTATGTTATACGAAAAATATTGATAATGAAAAATGTGAATTAAATTTTTCTATTTATATTAATAAAAAGTCTAAAACAAAGAAAATAAGTATTGACAAAAATGTTTTTCAAAATATTAACATTTCTATAACAAAAGAAAAAGAAATTAACTTTGCTATTAATGGAAATATTGAAAATTCTATAGAAGTTGGAACTTCCTCTTTAATATCAGATGATTTTAGCGAGTTATTTAATAGCAGTATTCCAATTTCTTTAGGAAGTGTTTTTATTTTAAATGAAGGAAATATTGATACATCTTTATACCATGATAACAATCAAATGAATAAATTTACTGGTTCTATAGATGAATTTAGATTTTTTCATAAGTTGAGAAGTTATAAGACAATTAAAAAAGAAATGAATAAAAATATTTATGCTCAGAGAGATCTTAAACTATATTTAAGGTTAAATGAACCAAGCGGAAACTATACAAACAGCTGTTTATGTATTGATTTTTCTGGAAATAAACTACACGGTGTAATGTATAGTATAACAAATGGTATATTAAACATAGCATCTGATACTACAAACTTTAAAATAAACCATAATACTCCTTTAACTTTAGAAAAAAAAGAAGATTCACCTGTTTTAAATTCAGCATTTACTGAAGTGGTTTCAAAAAGAAATGATCTTATTTTAGAAGCAAAGAATTATGACGCAAATAATCCAAGTTTAATATTTA